GTGCGTTATCGGGAAACTGCCTGGGACAGACTATCAGCCACTTCTGCACCTTTTCGCCTACATCCCAAACGACAACGGGTGTCGAGTCATCTCTTGCGAGGATCAGGATGGTGCCTGGGCGAGCCTGTCAGCCCTCGCGGTTGACGTGTTCCCAGGATGCATCATCCGCCACGCTTGGAAATACCAGGACGCCAAAAATGCGGCCTAGTGAATCACAATTGATTCTCCCAGGAATGCCAGTTGCGCCGGTAACCCCGGCCAGCTGGTTGGGAGTGAAGGGGACCCGCGGCGCTGGCCGATACAGAAACCATCGATGGATTCTGTTTACCGATCAGGGACAGCCTAGCGGATTCCAGGTTTTCCACTGCGGACACCCAACCGCAACGTATCCCTATTACGCTGAATTCAACGGTGAGCCGCTGCCAGGATTCAAGACGTTTCGACACCTTGAAACCGCCCAGGCTCATTGCGAACAACTACAAAAAGAAAGACGAACAAATGCCACAACTCGACCTTGACCAAATCCTTGACGCGGTCCGACGCGACGACCACACAGGAATATGCACCAACTGCGGAGAAGAGCAGTATGGTTGCGAGCCGGACGCAAGAAAGTACAAATGCGAGTCCTGTGGACAACGCACAGTGTTCGGTGCCGAGGAACTGCTAATCACAAATTGGGCATTCTAGACCCATGCTGCCAGGGCAGCCCGACGGATTGGGCTGTCCTGGATTTTTTCTGACAACCTGGAAAGGCGAGACAATGACCGAAAACAAACCAAACGACGCAAACAACAAACACCGCAAGCTGTGGCGAGTCCAGGTACAAACCCCCTCGGGGAATTGGGATGACTGGTATGTCCCAACCTGTGACGGGATCGTGGTTTATGAGTCCCTGGAATCCGCAACGGAGGCAGTTCAGGAAATAGCCAGGGTGTACGAGTGCAAACCCAATTACGGGACCCGCCAGGAAGTACAGTGTCGGATTATCGATGCCACGCTTGACCTGGGGACACCAACACGAAAAACCAGAAAGGTGGGACGGGGATGAGTTTCAGTAGCACGAGCAGGGACGCCCTGCACGATCTGATACGTGAAGGCAAGCCGCCGGTCATGAAACCGAACGGGGACGGGCCGCACAACTCATTTTACTATGTGCCCGTCCACGAGGGTTACCACAGGTGGTATTGGGACAGGCACAAACAAGTGCGCAACGACGACGGTTCCGTAACGATTGTAAAAAGGGAGACGCTGCAATGATTGCCAGACATGAAATGAAAACCGTATCCGTGGACTTCGGCCTTGTGGTCGACTTCCAGGTGCCCAAGCAAATCAAAACCGAGCGATTTCTACAAGCTGTCTATGATGCTGTAGGTGGACTTGGGCACCCGGAGTACCTCGCCAGCATGCAAGCAGATTTTGCCTGGAGGGCAGGGAGAACGATCGCCGAGCAGGTCCAAAAGAATACAGCCTGGGACGTGAAATTTGGCGGAAGTTTCGAGACGGAAGTGAGGGAGGCAGAATGAGGGGACCGAAAAATCTGCAAGTGAGAATGACGAAGTCACTTGCCCTGGCTATCACTGGTGGACTAGGGAACCCCTCGAAAATGCCAGGCTGTGCATGGGGAATCCCCGCTAGCACCTGCCAGCTGGGAGGGCTGCTAAAGAAACAGCACGGGACACAATGTGCAGAGTGTTACGCGGATCGTGGTCGGTACCGTTTCCAAAACGTGCAAGACCGATTGTGGACCTCGCTTGAACTGTTCCGGCTTTACGATGAGTCAGGGAGAACAGACCTGTGGGTTGAGGCAATGGTTTTTCTGATTGTCGAGTCCGGAGAGGTGTGGTTTCGCTGGTTTCATTCTGGGGACCTCCAATCTAAGGAAATGGCCCTTGCGATTTTCGAGGTGTGCCGGTTGACTCCCAAAGTCAAGCACTGGATGCCAACACGCGAGCGCCGCCACATCAACGCAGCAACCAACGAGTGCCAAGACGTCCCCGGTAATCTCACAATCCGCTGGTCCGGTTCAATGGTAGACGGGACCCCTCCAAGCTGGGCACGGAATTGTAGCGTCCTGAGTAGTGGACCCCGGAGGCATGGGAGACGATGCCCGGCGCATATGCAAGGCAACGCATGCGGTGACTGTCGTATGTGCTGGGATCAGCGTGTTACCGTTATCGAATACGAAATGAACAACGTAAAATAGAAGGGACGGACTCCCAATGAGCGGTACCGCTGTGGCCTTTTGTGTTGTTGCTGTTTCTGTGCTACTTTGTTTGATAATTGACTTGATATCGGGGGAGAATTAACTACAATCCTGGGGAGTGGGGACCCCTGTGGTTGTGGCCTGTGACCTTGCGGTGCTACCCCCAGTAATTTCAACCAGCAGGCCAACGAAAAGGTATCACGATGGAAACGCCAAGATTGAACTTAATGTTGCACTGCGGAGCCTCGGCAGTCGAGACCCAGGAACTTGACAGGGTGGAACTGCCGCCAATCAAGAGAAACAGCCAGGGACACATCACCTTTCAACCCGTGTCCCATGAAACCGTCCGCGTCCGAATTAAGGAGGCACTCACCAGTTCTCTTGATGACCAACTTGCGGTCGTTGCCGAGGCGCAGGGCATGACTCACGATGGGCAACGTGCCTTTGGAATGATGCAGGTTCACCACCCTAGTATCAACGACACCCAACGCAAGCCGGGGACCTTCACCCAGGAGGTACAGAGGTCGGGGCTGGTGATTGGCTGGAGAAACAGCCACGACCAATCATTCGCCAGTGCCGTGGCAATGGGGGCTGGTGTCTTTGTTTGCGACAATCTCTCGTTCTGCGGTGAAGTCAAGGTGTCACGTCGGCACACGCGACACATCGTCCGCGATTTGCCAGAGGTGATTGCCAGGGCAGTCGGACGGCTGCTCGCGGTCAATCATCGACAAAAGGAATTCTTCAACCAGCTGGAGCGATTCCCGATTCACCGTCCACTGGTCAACGACACCCTGGTCGAGGCAATGCGAACGAAGGCTATTCCCAACGCATCGATCCCCAAGGTGCTTGCCGAGTATGAATCGGAAAAGCATAAGGAAATGCACGGGACCAAGAGCGCGTGGTCGCTGTTTAACGCTTTTACTGAGGTTAGCAAGAACGACACCCCGACGCTGGCAATGAAACGGACGCAGCGGTTGCACGGGGTGTTCGGCAAGTTGCTGTCGCGTGCCAGTGACCTGCACCCCAGTATAGCTGGCTAGAGGTGAGTCCAACAGCCCCCCTGGATGGTCTTGAAATGCCCATCCAGGGGGTTTTCTAACGCCAAGAGGAGAAGGCAATGAGTGATCCAGGTTGGGAAGGCGCAGAGGAAATCTGCGATAGCAACCATCAACCGCCAACCACGCAGGATGATATCGAAACGATACTCATCCCCACAGACTACATATGGATGCTTGCCGAGATTGGCAACATAGCACCAGGAAAGTCCGAGTGTTCCGGTGGATCAAATACAATTGGTTTTAGCGCGACATGGTTTGTCGAGAGGGACGGACTTACCCGAGGCCAGTGGGACGAGGTATGTTTCCTCACCTACCAGGAGGACAAGATCACCGCAGGTTTCAACAATCGATTCATCGACAAATACCGAACCGAGTATTTTGCGATCCTTGGGATAACAAACCAGTATCTGAGCGAGGTGGAGTGGATTGACTACGCGGAACCGAAGGTGTTGAAAAACTCGCACCTACCACTGACAAAAGGCGAGGGGGGATGCTAATGCAAGTCCATCTGTCACGATTGCCGCTGGGAGCGGAGTTCTCAGTGGCCGACGAGAGATACGTTTTAGTTGACTGGAACGTGTGCAGTGCCACCGTGAAGGTCCAAAAGAGACCGAAACTAATCAGCATCACAGACCGACAAGGAAACGATCGGGAATTCTTTGCACAACAGGGATCAATTACGAGAATAGCAGCTGACATTGAGGTCCAGGTCGACAGTGACACGCAGCTGCTCAGGTTTTCAAGGGAGGTGTCTTGATGAGTTACGAATATTGCGATCATGAATTAATCGACAGAGTTTCCCCCGCTGGAGACGACTTCGTGTCCTGCAACAAGTGCGGCAGACATATTGTCAGGGCGGGCGATGCGCCTTTCGACTACCCAGGCTGCGAAGAGGAGGACGAGTGATGATAAACTCTACCATGATCAGATATTGGAACACGCAAATCACCCGCTGCACGGCAATCCGCCAACTCCTGCGAGGCCAGCGGTCCAGACTCAAGGTGACGGTCAGTTTCAATGGATCAACCAACTACTTCGAACCAACCGCCGCCGCAACTGGCAGATTACAGGTCAGCATCATGAAGGGTGCTGCTGCCGAGGCTCGCATCATCATCGCTGGACTGGAAAAGGAAGGAATCGAACTGGGCGCAAGCCAGCGTCCATCAGAGGATACCCTACGCCGGGTCGAATCGATGGAGTTGCCCGCCTAGCCCATGTAGCGGGTAGCGTGACCAGCCCTCAGTAATTCGTCGTTCACACACACGAATTGCTGAGGGCCTTTTTCTAGCCACAACTCGCACAACCATCTGCCCCACTTCCCCTTCTTGCGTCCCTTGTGCGTCTTGAGAAGCACCTCGCCATCCTCAGGCAGCATCTCCCTGACAAAGTCCCTTGCGGCACGACCAGCTGCCCTGGTGGCACCTCTGATCTCAGGAGTATCAACCCCCAACAACCTCAGCTTCTGGCGGTGCAAGTACACGCCAAATCCGAGCGAGACCGTCGCCGTCGCGCTGTCGCCATCGTATACGTCCTCGGGGAGGATGATCGCACGGTAGCCAAACCTATGGGGTTTTGTCCTGGACACGTCGGATTCCTTTCACGACTGGCTCCCCGTCAACACTCATGATCTCTAGCTCCCACTCCTGGGACTGACGCACCTGCGACTCAATAGCCGGGGAGTACACTGGTGGAGTGACTGCTGTTTCTGGTTTCAACTGAAACAGACCGCTGGCAGCACCAAGACCACCAGCAGCCAGCCCTGCCATGGCAATGCCCTTCCAAAAACCGCCGTTGTCCACGACATTGACCGCTCCATTGCTCGGATACGTCCCGACATCCAGTTCTCCAAGACCAGCGTCCTTAGCCATGATTTTCCTCCTGATCTTGAGCCGCTGGGCAATGTCATGCGCCCAGATATTAGCCACAAGCCCCTTATTCCTCGCCTTCGAGCGGTACACTTCCCCGGCTGGACTGTCCATCAGTTAACTCCTCGATGAACTCTCTGTCGAGAGCCATTAGATCCTGCATTGCCCTTTCCTGCGTTTCACCCAGTCGCAGGGCGAGCGCGACCGCCTCAAGAAGCAAGCCGCGCTCGTCCAAGTCGACCAGACGAGCCGCCTCCGCACGCTGCTCAGGGGTTGTCAGCATCAGGAACCTGGCGAGCTGATAGGTGCCTCACGCATCAGAAGCTGACGAGCAGCCGCCGACTCCATGACATCCGGTTCCGACAGGTTCTTGGTGAACACCCGGTCGATCAGCACCAGCGTGGTCTGAGAGGCATCACTCGCCCGACCGATTCGCTCACCAGCCGCCGCTTCCAACAGGCTCTGAAGATCCACTGCACTTGCCATAATTCTACTCCTTCACCGGACGCAGTCTGATACGGATTGTTGCCCGGAAGTTGCTGCGCCAATGCTCCAGGGACTCCAGCCTCGACGAGAAGCCGGATATATCAGCAGCCGTCCCTGGCTCACCATCTCTGCCATCACGACCAGCCGGGCCAGCAGGCCCAGGTGGACCGGTAACCGGTTTGATCGACTCTAATTCTTTCAACCTGCGTTTCAATTCCAGGATCTCACGGGTCCTGTCCTTGTCACCCCAGTCTGCCCCCTCCACACGGGGGCCAAACGCCTTGTACTCCTTCAGAAAAGCAACCAGCTGCGTGTGGCTGGCAGCAAACAGTTCTTTGTCATCCTTACCGTGACTGGCAACCCCCACCAGTACCCCACCAGCATACACCCCCGCCCCAGAATCTCCATTGCGATATTTACCACCGACCACCTTGTAACCACGACGCATAAGCAGACGCTTATTCGACGAGTCGGTGATTTCCTGGGAACCCATGGCTTTCAGATGCTTGTGGCCATGCCTGCCATACGCGGTAATTACACCACTAGGTGGCGATTTTTCTGGCACAACGGCCAACGATTGGCCACTGCTGGGGATCTTGAACAGTGCAAGGTCGGCCTCTTTATCGAGAGCCACCCAGGAACCCCTGACCCTGCGTCCATCTTGAAGAACGATGTAAACCACATCGCCAATAGCACCGGCACAGTGGGCTGCGCTGACCCCGAACGTGGAACTGAGGTCCCGGTGGACGAGCGTACCACTGCATCCACCAACATCAACTGCACCCCGGGGGAGGCTTTGGGAGGGTACAGCTGAACACAGGATCAGAGCCAGCGCAGACACCATGAGCCGCATGACGACTACTCCTTTTTCTTGGATGCGGACTGAAAGACTTTACGACCAGCCTCAAATCCGCACGCCAGGATCAACAACTCCACGATCGTCAAAACTTCTCCCTTGTCGAAGTTTGTAGAGTTCAGATACAGGAACGTCGTCAACCCAGCAAACATCACAACCAGCCGAATAATGCCCCAGAAAGGGTGGTTTCCATTGATATCCACAAGCAACCTCCTTGTTATAATCGCCCTGGCCCACCTCATCATGGATGACTTTCCGGGGACGGATCCCCGGGTGGGTCACCCACCACGACAATCTCCACGCGGGGATCATCCTTGTCAACAGTGACCTCAGGCATCTGCGGGCGGAATCCATAATCATCAACGCCCAGGGCCGCTGCTATTCCATCATAGGCATATTTCAGCATCGCGGCCATGTTATCCCGATCGCGACGACGCTTGTCCTTATAGAAGAATGTCGCCTGTAGCCGGGCATTCGACCAGTCAATATCCCCTCGCCTCCGACTCACAAGCTCAGTGAAACAAGCCACCCGACACGCTTCGCGGTACTTCTTGGAGTGTTTATGACGGGTGCGCCAGTGGCAGCGTGAATTAGGACTCAGCTGCCTCGGAGGGAGGGGACAAACTACGGTGATCTGGGCAGTCACTCGGGTGCCCCCTCTGGCTCCGGAGTGTCATCCATGAACGGCTTGGACCGCTCGACTACTGCCTGCCGTGTCCCTTCTTGGAAACTCGCAAGGATGTCGGTCCTGGTAAATGGATGTGCCCCTGTCGCGTCCATCATGCTTATAAACGCTTCTGCCACACCTTTCTCCACGGACAGCAGCAGGTCGCCTCGCGGAGAATCGTAGTGTGAATTCACAAGCAGCCCGGC